ACACCCCTAATTCCAGAGTCTAAGGCATCGTTAGCTCCACGAGCAAAATCTTCTGCATAACCACCTAAGTTACTTAGTTCTTGTCTAATATCACACATGGTCAAACCTCACAACATAGGAAGGGGAAATAGGTACCCCATTAAAACGTTTTGCTAGTGGGCCTAAATCAACCCCTGTAATAGCAGCAAAGTTAAAGTGAGTTGCACCACTATCTTTAGCCCACTGTAGTATTTGTTTAGTCATTTTTAATAGTTCTGAACCAGAGTTTCCTAAAGAAGCTATTGGTAAAGTTATCCCAAATTTAATACTGGGAGCATATGGAGATGAGATTACTGCTGCTCCCATTACTACTTTTTCACCTCTTAGTAGCAAACAGTTTTTATTGCCCATAATTGATTCCCAATATTTACGTCCTGCTTTTTCTTCGTAGGTACCGTCTGGATAAGCTTTAGCAGCAACAGACATCATCCAATCTATATCATCTATAGTTGCTTTACGTATCATGGCTGACTTTGTTGGGCTGCTACAGCTTGCAATTGAGGATCAGAGGCTTGTTCACCAGCCTGTATGGACATCTCAAAAGCAGATAGGCGTAGTGGTATGTCGTCTGTAACTAGAAACTGATAAGCCCTATATCGGGACTGTCCTAGCTGCCAAATGATGCTTCTTGGGTTATTAAGTGCTACCGTTCTAACCGCAGAGAAGTTTACGTAGTCATCACCGGAGAAATTGATACTCATTGTACCACTTACTTTATCCCCAATAATCTCCCCAGACTCAAAGAACTTCCTGTGTCTGGTACCAGCATCAATGTTATTAGTAACAACCCGCCAGTAAATGTGTTCACCATTATCAGCATAGGTGGCTGTGTCTATTTTGTAAAAAGCACCACTAGTAGGATCTATTCCATAGACTCCAGCATTAAATTCAGTAGCTGTCCAGACCTTAAAGTAGTGTTCAGCACCACTATAGTAAGAAGTCCACTCATACCAAACGTTTTGATCTACGTCGTAAACAAAAGTTTTATCCAAATTAGGAAGAGACATTACATAAAAAGTGTGTCCAGCTATCCTAAAAGCAAAAGACTGGATATTGGTATTGGTGTCTGCATTGAGGTATTTTTCAATGTATTGGTTTGAGATAAGCTTTGGAGTAAACCCATCAAGCATGTATACAGATTTGCCTTGAGTTTTAGACCTGCCTACGTAGATTACACTTTGCTGAAACTGAACTACACTGTCTCCATCAGCACACCCAATTTCATTTTTGTAAGAATCTTGTCTAAGAAAAGGACTGCCTGTTGCATTAGCAGCATCATAAAAAAACTCTGTACTCCACTCTCCAAAAGCTACTATGTAGTTAAAGTGTTTGACTATAGCTACTAAATAATCTGGGTCAGACTCAACAGCTACAGTGTTTAATGGATTCCAAAGAAAAGGATATTCTGAATCTGAGTTATATATTTGCCCAGATTTAGTAGCTACTACAGTGTATCCATCTAAATAAACAGCACCAGAAACTATATTTGACGTAGGAAATCCATTTAAAACTACTGAAGCTACAGCACCTGCACCGCCGCCCACGGGGTTAATAGTGCAAGTAGGAGCAGTTACATACCCAGTTCCATAGTTAGTTATAGTTATAGAGACCACTACGCCACCAACTTGGTTGACTGTTCCTGTAGCTGTAGTACCTGAAGGAGGAGCACTAAAAGTACAAGTAGGAGTTACGTAACCGCTACCACCTACATCAATACTTGCTTCATATATCATGCCTGGGGCAATAGCAACAAAAGAACCACTTGCTGTAGACACATACCCATTAGTACCGTTGTGCATAAACATATAGGCATCATTGGCAGATTCAGCAAAGTAAACATTCTGTACAGTACCAGAAATAGTTCCACCGCTAGTACTAAGAAAGTTAGTAGTAATGTTGTAAACGTTGTTGTTGACAACAACCCACAAGTTTCCACTATCAGATTTGTACATTCCTTGAGCTTGACCAGCAACCATAGCTGGAGTCACTGTTGTTGCTAATAGTCCGGGACGTTTGATGTTGTCTTTGTTGTTTTGGTCTACAACTTCAAAGTAACAATTAACACTTCTAGAATCTTTGGCTGTTGAAGCCGTTCTAGATTGTATAGGTTGTGTTAGCGGTATACGAACCATTGACATAATTAATTACCAAACGAACTAAAGTTACGAGAATCAGGTTGAAAAAAAGTACTTTCGTTTTCAACGTCCCAGCTTGTTAGTTGGTCTCTATATTTTTCAGCTCGTAGCATTACTTCTTGCCTGTGGTTAATGGGCAAACCAAACTCAAGAGAAAGTTGATCAGCTAAACCCCAAACAAGAGCTTGCATCCACTCATTAGGAAAATCTGGAACACTTGAAGATGAAGAAATATCGTAGATTGGTCTTTGACAAGTAAGAATTACTTGGTAGTTAGTTGCTGCAACTGTGCTTGGTGTTAAAAACAATTTGACCGAAGCAGATGTAGTTCCTGGATTTAGATATACAGAATTAGCTACACCAGTAGAAAACTTAGACCCCAAACTCATATACTCTTGTTTACTTATAATTTGTAGGGGTGTATCTATGTACGGTGTTGTAGAAATGTTCCTAATAACACCTTGAATAAGACGTAATGGTTTATCAGCAACTAAGTCAGGCCCACTGGGGCCAATAATGTATTCAGTTTGACTGGCTACTAGAGTAAGTGTGTATTGAGTAACTGTCCAAAGTTTAATGCCCTCGGTCATCCACTGTTTAACCATAAGGTTAAGAGCCTGAGCACAGTTGGTAACTATGTTGGCATCTATGGTAGATGACGTATCTCCAGGTTCAACAGCACCAAGTTTACGTAATGCAGAAATTATTATTTGATCTCTTGTAATTGAATACGTTGAAGACGTTATTGCAGCCATTTTGTTTCCTATTTAAAAAAAGTTGCTTTCAGCAGTGCGCCGAATAACCAAGCCTTTTAAAACTTTACCACCTCCACGAACCCACTTTAGCAATTCGGTCTTTGCTTCTTCCCATTTCTGCTCGTTTATTTTACGGCGCAAAGTGCTAACTTTAAGGTTGCTACCGCCAAGGTTGTAGGTAAAATCAATAATTGCAGCCAATTTATCCGCACTGTTTAGCCCCGGACACAGGCGTATGACTTGGGGTAGGTAAACTGTTTTTACAGCCCACAGCAACAGAGCTTCAGCCCTATCTTTAGAAACAGGCTTGTCAGTTAGCGTTACCCGCGCACCGTTCTCGTAGTAAGTACTGCCATACCCAATGGTGGGAACCCCAGCAGGGCAAAGGTAAGGGCGTGAATAGAACCCCTCAAACCTCCGCATGAGCGCCAGAGCAACGGGCATGGCTTGGTCAATCATTTACCACGCTTCCCCAAAGAGCGGTCAGCAAGATAGATACCAAGGGCAGCAGAGGCCACAGAAGCTGCAAACTCAGACAGGACAATCCATTTAAACTCAGAGGCAGTAATCATTAACACAGCCCACGTAGCCACGCCAGGACGGATCGTAGCGTTCCAGCCATCAACAAACTTGATGCCGGTTACTAAAGTAGTGGCTTTAACAGCAGCCACCCAGCCTTCAACTTCTAACTTACCGATGTCCGCTTCTGCTTGAACCGCAATGGTCTTGACCCCAAGTTCGGCTTGAACCCGAATAGACTCAATATTCCTTGCATGTTGCGCCGCGTCAAGGTCAGCCTGAAGGTGCATCCGATCAAGCTCATGGCTATGATCTTGTTTCTTTGTGAACCAAGCAGAAACCTCACCCCAAACCATACGGAATACAGAACCACCAAGAAAACTAAAAAGTGCTGAAAACATTATTTATCAGCCTTGTTGTCTAGTTTGTCAAAAATAGATTTAAGCAAAACTTTAACTTCATCAATATCACGATGATAGTCGTCTTTTTGCAAGAATTTTTCTGGTATCTTTCGCATGTCATCGTCAAGTCTGTCAAGTGACTTTATTATACGATTCAAAACAAAACTTCCAAGAAAAGCTGCAATTGCAATTACAGTGTTAATTAATGTTTGCGTGTCCATATTGTCCATACACTTTAAATAGGTAAAACAATTACTGGTTCTTTGTAGTTTGGATCGTGAGGCCAATTTACAATGATAGCTATTTGTAGTGTGGGTATATCTGTTGATGCGTTAATTGCAGTTACTGCTGTTTTAACTGTGGTGCGTATTGATTCTCGCCAAGAAACCCAAGCCGGTGGTGCCGTATACGTAGGGTCATTTACTTCACGGCTATCCATGTAGTCTGTAGTTACCAATATATTGTACGCAGATTGCCGTGTGCTAGCTACCCACTGAGTTTTAAGCTGATCAAGGTCTTTGGGTGTATTGGTATAGGTACGCACCGCGCCGTTAAGCGTAGACGAAACCCAGTAAAAGCGGTCATCTTCAGGGCTGTTTGCGTTAGTTACCTCAACCAAACCAAGCGCAGCTTTCTCTTCTGGCGTAGTGCAATTAAGCCAGTTAGCCGGATATTGAGTACCGTCAATTTTAAACGCCACGCCTTCGTTAATGTATTGATCTGATGCTTGACGATAAAACATAATTACCTCGCGTTAGCGTATTGAAAGGGACATTCGGCAAAAGCGGCGTAGATGTAGGTGCCG